AAGACGCAATCTCTTTCCGCTTGTACAACCCGTAACTGCGGCGCGTACAGCAAGTGTTTGTGCGGCAAGTATGCCAAACCAGTCGGCGGCATTCCGCAGCCGCTTCAGGAGAGCCACGTCAGATAATGTTGCAACGTCATGGAGCTGAGCCCATGCAGTGACTTCACGTAATGACATCCCCCCGGGGCCGTAAGCCAGCCCCAGACGTAGCAGAGTTGCAGCATCACGAATTTCGCGGCGGCGGGTTAGAGCCCCGGCATTACGTGCCGAAGTATCCAGTTCTTCGGGCTTACCAATATGGGCCAGAATTGCTGACCAGTTATCGTGAGAGTAATTCATCGGCACGTTAAATCATATCAGGCGTAATACCACAACCCTTAAGTTAGCGCTTATGGGGCGGGTCCCCGATGGCGGTCCATTATCGGTATTCAGCGTTGTTAGCTCAGCCGGACAGAGCAATTGCCTTCTAAGCAATCGGTCACTGGTTCGAATCCAGTACAGCGCGCCATATTCATTCTTCCAGATTCCTTTCGGCAGAGCCTTATACTGAAATATACCTGGCTCAGGATATTGTTGAAAATATTATATGTTTGTCAAAAATAAAAGTTCTGTTAAGTGTTGATTGAGTGTTTGTTATACGGTCTAATGGTTTTTTCAGCATTAAATATTTATCATTCATATGGTGTGGGTAGAGTGAATATTGATGAGGCGTCGGGGTGTTTCATCCTTAGGCAGCGTATTGATATAGTCAATGCAGAACGAGCAAAGGCCTTCAGCCGTTTGACAGTTTTGTTCTGTACTCCTGATCGTCTTTCGGGAAGAGACGTTATTATTCTGAATAGTGATGCTATACAGAGGGTTTGCGATGAGTTCATGGTGGCTAATTCAGAATTATTTGCTCTTGTTCAGGAGTACAACAGAATAGCCAGGACCTGTGGTATGGATGAACTTCGGATTACTCATCTGGGGTAGATACATATCTGGATTATCACCGGTTACGGTAAAAAGTGATTGCTTACTGTTTTTGTGAATGGCATTGCAGCAGCCGGATAATGTCAGTGCTGGCTGACGGTGTGCTGGTGGCGGGTGTGGTGGTTGCTGCTTTCCCGTTGCTGAAAAAGAAAACGCCAGACTGTTAGCCGGGTATCAGTTAGCGGGAGAAATTTTTAAATACTTCACAATTCAGGCGGTTGACTGTTGTCTGGTTTGCGGGGAGTTTGTTAAAAGAAACTGGCATGGTGAATCCCCCTGTGCGGAGGGGCAATCAGCGAGTAGGTATATGGGATAATCGCGGATTCAGGTGCTGGTACTGAATTCACCGGGAGGCACCCGGCACCATGCAATGGCACATAGCGCCACTCTCCAGCCCCTCTCCGGAGGGGCTGTTTATATTGATTTTGTCAGATGTGAGTAAACTCCTTATGGACTTTGTTGTTTTAGCCCATAAGGACATATTTGCAGAGTGCAACGGTTATTAAAGCATTCATTCAATACGTTATCTGTATTTGTAGGGCATTCCTGGCTGTTTTTGATTAAATTCCAGAATGTTTTATTGAATGGTACTACGTTGTAAATGGTTACAGGCAGCACTTTGTTATTGAGCATGATGCCTGTGTGAGTCAGTGTAAATATACTTTCAGGAGGTAAGAAAGCATCCGATTGATACCAGATTATTAATTTTATTTTACTCCATATGACTGAAAAAGATATTCCGCATGATGGCTGGATAACTGTATCAATCACAATCCACTTCATTTAGTTTCCTTGTTTATGCCTTGCTGGTGATGTTCTGAAAAGTATAAATGATATTTTTGATTGTAAACCATAGAGCAGAATTATTTTTCTGATGTTGTTTATTGTTTATTTAAATGCAGGGTGGTTTATATCTCGTCTTGTAGTTTATCCATGCATATCTGCTTGATGATGAGGTTTTTAATTAAGGTATGGTTTTGTGTTTTTTCTGTATTACATGTCAGGTATTTTAAAGAATCATTTTTCAGATGGTGGAAAGAACCATGGCATTTAAACACTATGATGTTGTCAGGGCGGCGTCGCCGTCAGATCTTGCGGAAAAGCTGACACATAAACTGAAAGAGGGCTGGCAGCCGTTTGGTAGTCCGGTGGCCATAACCCCTTATACCCTGATGCAGGCGATTGCAGCAGAAGGTGATGTGGTCGTCAGTGGTGCAACTGAGCCGGAGTGGTACTACGTCATCGTACTGGCCGGGCAATCCAATGCCATGGCTTACGGTGAAGGGCTTCCGCTTCCGGATTCTTACGATGCGCCCCACCCACGCATTAAGCAACTGGCCCGTCGCAACACAGTGACTCCCGGTGGTAAAGCATGCGCATTTAACGACATCATTCCGGCAGACCACTGCCTGCATGATGTTCAGGATATGAGCGCACTGAATCATCCGAAGGCAGACCTGAGCAAAGGGCAGTACGGCTGTGTCGGCCAGGGCTTACATATTGCCAAAAAACTGCTTCCGTATATCCCGAATAACGCGGGGATCCTGCTGGTACCATGCTGTCGTGGTGGTTCGGCATTCACCCAGGGCGCGGAGGGGACATTCAGTGCGGACACGGGGGCCAGCCAGGATTCGGCACGCTGGGGTGTGGGTAAACCGTTATATCAGGACCTGATCGCACGCACCAAAGCGGCATTACAGAAGAACCCGAAAAATGTGTTGCTGGCGGTGTGCTGGATGCAGGGCGAATTTGACATGAGCGCTGCCACCTACGCACAGCAACCGGACCTGTTCACGGCCATGCTGAAGCAGTTCCGTACTGACCTTTCCGGATTTAACGCGCAGTGCCATGGCGGCAGTGCTGCAGTTGTACCGTGGATTTGTGGCGACACGACGTATTACTGGAAAAACACATACGGCACACAGTATGACTCCGTCTACGGCGCGTACAAAAACAGGGAGAGCGACAACGTTTTCTTTGTGCCGTTCATGACCGACGGTAACGGCAACAACACGCCCACCAACTTACCGGCAGAAGACCCGGATATTGCTGATGCAGGTTATTACGGCGCGCAATCCCGTAGTAATGGTAATTGGGTATCGTCAAATCGTCCGACACATTTCAGTTCATGGGCGCGCAGGGGCATTATTTCGGATCGCCTGGCAACCGCTATTCTGAACGCAGTTGGTCGAACCAGCGCCTTCATCAGCGGTACCGCACCGGAGATTAAACCCTCGCCCGGCGGCGACACGCCATCGGGGCCGTCTGATGGTGACACATCCGTTCGTACAGTCTCCCTGCTGCCGACAGCCGGAGAGGCTGCTGCGCAGGGCTGGACCATCACCGGCGGCAGTGTTGCGCTGGAAGATGGTGTGTTTAAGGTTACCAAGCAGAGCAATAAAACCTGGTCCCTGATGCATCCGGTGGATGACGCGGTCTCCCTGCTGACACGGGGTGGCAGACTGAGCTGTAAGTTTCGACTGTCAGGCGCACTGACCAACAACCAGTTCGGTCTGGGAATTTATCTGTATACCGATGTAGCGTTACCTGACGTCGTGGCGATGACCGGGACTGGTAACCCGTTCCTGATGTCGTTCTTCACCCAGACCACAGACGGCAAACTGAATCTGATGCATCACAAGAAAGCCGGAAACACAAAGTTGGGCGAGTTCGGGAATTACAGTAACGACTGGCAGACGCTGGAGCTGGTGTTCACCGCCGGCAGTGCCACGGTTACTCCGAAACTGAATGGAGTGGCTGGCCCGGCATTCCAGGTCATAAAAGACAGTCTGACACTGGGGCTGAATGCGCTGACGCTGACGGATATTACCAAAAATGCAGCGTATGGCGTTGAGATAGAAAGTCTGGTGCTGGAGATAAATGCACCGGCATCATCATAAAAAGTGAGCCAGTCAAATGGAAGGTATCGTTAAACTCACCGGTAGTGTCAGTGGGTCGTCTGAGATGCCTGCATGAGTTATCAGAGCCATCAGTACTTAACTGGTGGCTTTTTTTATTGTTGTCAGCTTCCGGATAACGGGAGACGGGGTATGTACCAGATGGAAAAAATCACAACAGGTGTGTCATACACCACGTCAGCGGTGGGAACGGGCTACTGGTTCCTGCAGTTGCTGGACAGGGTTTCCCCGTCTCAGTGGGCGGCAATAGGCGTGCTGGGGAGTCTGCTGTTTGGGCTGCTGACATATCTGACTAACCTGTATTTCAAAATCAGAGAGGACCGTCGTAAGGCTGCACGGGGAGAGTAATTCAATGACTCAAAACTATGAACTGATTGTGAAAGGGATCCGCAATTTTGAGAATAAAGTTACGATAACTTTAGCGTTACGGGACAAAAAACGCTTTGACGGTGAAATTTTTGACCTGGACATCTCGCTGGACCGTGTTGAAGGTGCCGCGCTGGAGTTTTATGAGGCAGCAGCCAGAAGGAGCATCAGACAGGTCTTCCTGGATGTTGCTGCCGGGTTATGTGAAGGGGATGAGCAGTCGCCGGAAAAGCGCCCCGTAATTTTAGAGGCGCAGGATGTGTTGATAACCTACAGAGGAAAACTACCGGGAATAATTACGGGTTCTCTGAAGAGTCCGCCGAAATGGTAATTTTACCAGCATATTTTTCATCCAGTAATACAGCAAGCCGCCTGAAAGAGTCTTGTTGTTCCTGAGACCATTTGGGATTGCATGATTCAAACTGGATTGATGCCAGCGTTGATTGCATCTGTTCCCTTGGAATTGAGAATGCCAGATATGAGAAGGCGACGGTAAGGGTATTCACGTCTTCCCGAAGCCTGGAAATGCTGTCGAGCAACTCCTGTAGAGAAATGGTGTTATTGTCCATAAATAATCCTCATGATTGTATTGACCTGTTAGCAGCCTGAGGCAACAGGCTGGAACTGATAAACATATCCAGGGCTCAGAAACCGATAAATCCTGATAAATATCCATGAACGCAAAAATCAGATACGGCCTGTCGGCTGCCGTTCTGGCGCTGATTGCCGCTGGTGCGCCTGCGCCTGACATTCTCGACCAGTTTCTGGATGAAAAGGAAGGTAACCACACCACGGCATACCGTGATGGCGCGGGTATCTGGACCATCTGCCGCGGTGCCATCCTGGTGGATGGCAAACCTGTCGTTCCGGGCATGAAGTTGTCGAAGGAAAAATGCGACCGGGTTAACGCCATTGAGCGTGATAAGGCGCTGGCATGGGTGGAGAAAAACATCAAAGTGCCATTGAGCGAACCCCAGAAAGCGGGGATCGCGTCATTCTGTCCGTACAACATTGGTCCCGGTAAGTGTTTCCCGTCGACGTTTTATAAACGAATTAATGCAGGTGATCGCAGGGGAGCGTGTGAGGCGATTCGCTGGTGGATTAAGGACGGTGGCAGAGACTGCCGTATTCGTTCAAACAACTGCTACGGTCAGGTATCCCGTCGTGACCAGGAGAGCGCGCTGGCGTGCTGGGGTATCGACAGATAAGCAGAATATTTTGCTGAAAAATGCGGTTTGCTTACACGGACGGATAACACGAAATCCTGCGAACTGACAAAAACTAAGTGAATAAAAGTAAAAACCCCGTTTGTTGGCAGCAAGCGGGGTTTTGTTTTTATGGCAGTAAGCTATGGGAGGCTGCCTTGATTGATTTTAGCAAACTGATTAGGGAGTTGCGACTCATGATTAGTCAATTACCAAACTGGAAATTTTTGCTGGTCTGGAGCATCCCTTTTTTATGGGTAGTATCCCAGTTAATTGTGGCAATTAAGGGGTAGCTATGTCAGACAAACTCATAACGCCGGCAAAGGTCCTGTGTGTGATTGTCGGTATTTCATTTTCACTAATGCTGGTTGCTCTTTTTCTGTCCCTCGCCTGGGTGATGTTGTCTTCGTCGGGGCTGCTGGGGTGACAGTGACTGATGACATCAGCAGAGCGCTGGCTTTTGCTATTAAGTGGGTGGCTGTTGGTATTGCTGTGTCTCCGATGCTGTATGGGCTGGCAAAACTGGTCATTGCGCTGAAATCGTGAACTTTAAAAAGATGAGTGCTGAACTTATTCGGGCAATGGCATTTGCCATTCGTATTGTGGCCATTGCTGTTCTGGTCTGGGCAATCCGTTGGTGGTGATATGAACCGTGTTCTGTGTGTGGTGATTATTGTCATGCTGGTAGCCTGTGGTGTGCTTAGTCTGGGGCTGAATCATTACCGCGATAACGCCATCACCTACAAAGCGCAGCGCGATAAAAAAGTCAGTGAGCTGAAACTGGCGAATGCCACTATTACTGACATGCAGCAGCGCCAGCGAGATGTCGCTGCGCTTGATGCCAGATACACGAAGGAATTAGCCGATGCGAGAGCTGAAAATGAAACTCTGCGCGCTGATGTTGCCGCTGGTCGTAAGCGCCTGCGGGTCAACGCCACCTGCCCCGGTACCGTGCGTGAAGCCACCGGCACCTCCAGCGTGGATAATGCAACCGGCCCCCGACTGGCAGACACCGCTGAACGGGATTATTTCATCCTCAGAGAACGGTTGATGACAATGCAGAAGCAGCTGGAAGGGGCGCAGGAATATATCCGCACTCAGTGCACTAAGCTGGCTTTTTATTATCCGGAGGATACATGAAGAAATTACGGGTAACCGTAGAACCTTTTCAGGGAACAATTCCGTTCCGTATTTTGCAGCGTGGTCGTGTTCTTGTTGAAGGTTCGTTCAGTGGTAAATGTACGCAATTACACTCCCGGACCTTTCAGGTGAATGCCACGAATGAAGAGCTAACCGTGGAGTGTACGATGAATGCCGCTAAATGCCGCATGGTATCCGCTGCATTACAACCAGTGTGTTGAGCGACCTTATTATCCATGCGCGGTATTGTCGCCGTATTCCTGCATTAACAGAGACCGCAGCCCGACAGGGAGACTCCTCTGCGCGAGTGTGCGGGGATAATCAAAAACGATACACACCGGGGTTTACCGCGTTAACGGAGCGCGGCGTTGTCCCCTCATAGTCGCCTGTCCGGTGCGATGGTGGAAGAAACCGAACGTTCATTTCTCGTTATTTGTCATGCTGGCCGGGCGCAGATGCGTTGCATCTGTTGCCAGCCTTCTCCTGCAGGCTTCAATAACCCACGCTGAAAAGTTACCGGACCCTTTATGCTCAAGGGCGATGTTGATCTGTTCAATTATGTGATTGGGGAAACGGATATTGCGGGTTGTGGTTCTGCGGGTCCGGTTTTTCGATGACATATTTATTTCCTTTACTGATTGCCATATGACGGGGATTTTACATGGCTGAGCTTCGTACACTCCAGAGCAGAATCAAAACACTGAATACCCGACGGGTGAATATTCTGAAGGGGGAGCAGCGTCGTGTCAGTGGCAGTGCACGTGTTTCCCTCAAGCGTCATATCTGGCTGAGGGACGCCGGGCAGTGCTGTATCTGTGGTCGTGTGGTTGACCTCTGTGACAGTGAACTCGATCACCGAATTGCACTTCAGTTCGGTGGTGGTAATGAGGAGACGAATCTTTGGACGCTCTGTGCCGAATGCCATCGACAAAAGTCTGCTCGTGAAGCGGCGAGTGGTATGCCGGACCCGACGCTGCCGGAGGTGTCCGGAGGTAGTGGCAGAGAGGACGACATCATCGGACTGTAACCCAACCCGGGGGGGTATCATCCGGCGTAAAAAACGATCGCTTTGGACACCGCGCCCCCTCTCACGCAGAGAAAAAATTCCCGTTTCAGGCCAGTTAACATGTTAACTGGCTGCCCAGGCATTTTTGCGGTTTTTATCTTTATTATTCAGTTTGTTGTGCGAAAAAAATGTTAACTGGCTTTTTCAGAAAATGTTAACCAGGCAGCAGTTAACATTTGCGGCATGAGACGCCGGGAAAAATGGGCTGAACCATACCCGGCTGAGTGCGTTCTGGACCCGGGAGGAGGCTGTGCTGACAACGCAAAAACGAAAATTTGCGCTGGCGCTCATGTCCGGGAAAAACAAAACAGCGTCAGCCATTGCCGCCGGTTATTCGGCGAAGACCGCCAGGGTTAAAGGCTCGCAGCTGGCAAAAGATCCGGAGGTGCTCGCGTTTATAGCCCGTAAACAGTGCGAAACGGTGGAGGTGGATGAGGTTCCTGTTTACCGGCAGAAAAAATCAGAGCAGGAGGATAAACCCCGTCGCCGTGAGGCGGCTGCAATACCACAGCCGGACGAAAACAATCCGGAGATGCCACCGCCTGCGGTGATGTCTCATGGTATTGAATATATGGAGGATGGTCTTCCCGATCCGGTGAAAGCTATGGGGCAGATCCTGGTGGAAAACCTCAGCATTGATCCGAAACTGGCACTGGATGCGGCCTGGCGACTGGCGCAGTTCACACACCATAAAAAAGGCGATGCCGGTAAAAAATCGGCAAAAGGTGATGCCGCGAAAAAAGCGGCTAACCGTTTTGCGGTACCACCACCACCACGACTGGTGGTGAATAACGATAATGAGGGCAACGGATGATACCTGTATGGAGCACGGCCTGCCCGGACTGGGCAGAGCGCCTGAAAAAGGGGCTGTCGATTATTCCGGCTCCGATTTATCCGGACCAGGCCGCACATGCCCTGGCGATTTTTAAACAACTGCGGATTGTGGATGCACCGGGTAGCCCGACGTTCGGGGAGTCCTGTGCACAGTGGGTGTTTGACCTGGTGGCGGCTCTGTTTGGCTCCTACGATGCGCAGACCGGTGTCCGCCATATCAAGGAAGTGTTCATTCTGATACCCAAAAAAAACAGCAAGTCCACACTGGCCGCCGGGATCATGATGACGGCGCTGTTACTGAACTGGCGGCAGGCGGCGGGTTACACGATTCTGGCCCCGACTGTGGAGGTGGCAGCCAACGCCTTCAATCCTGCCAGGGATATGGTACGACGGGACGATGATCTGGATGACCTCTGTCAGGTGCAGACACATATCCGGACCATCACCCACCGGGTGACGGACACCACCCTGAAGGTGGTGGCAGCCGATCCGAATACGGTGTCCGGTATCAAGTCCGTGGGGACGCTGATTGATGAGTTGTGGCTGTTTGGCAAGCAGTACAAGGCGGAGGACATGTTACGTGAAGCCATCGGCGGGCTTGCCTCCCGCCCGGAAGGGTTTGTGGTGTATACGACCACCCAGTCGAATGAACCGCCAGCCGGGGTGTTCAGACAGAAACTGCAGTATGCCCGGGATGTGCGCGACGGCAAAATTCATGATCCGCACTTTCTGCCGGTGATATTTGAACACCCTCCTGAAATGGTGGAAAGCGGGGCTCACCTGCTGATGGAAAACCTCGCCATGGTCAATCCGAATCTCGGCTATTCAGTGGATGAGGCCTTTCTGTACCGGGAGTACCGTAAAGCCCGGGAGGCTGGTGAGGAAGCATTTCGTGGCTTCATGTCAAAACATGCCAATGTGGAAATTGGTCTTGCCCTGCGTTCTGACCGCTGGGCGGGTGCGGATTTCTGGGAGCAGCAGGGCAGGCGCGTCAGCCTGGACGATATCCTGCAGCGCGCTGATGTGGTGACGGTGGGGATTGACGGCGGGGGCCTGGATGATCTGCTGGGAATGTACGTGATTGGCCGTGACAGGGAAACCCGCGAATGGCTGGGCTGGGGCCATGCCTGGGCGCATGAAACCGCGGTGGTCAGACGGAAGAGTGAGGCATCCCGTTTTCAGGATTTTGTGGCCTGTGGAGACATGACGATTGTCCGTCGGGTCGGGGATGACACGGCGGAAGTGGCGGAGTATGTGCGTCGTATTCATGAGGCTGAGTTACTGGAGCATATCGGTATTGACCCGTCAGGTGTGGGGCAGATTCTGGATTCACTGGCGGAAGCCGGGATCCCCGACGGAATTGTGGTGGGGATAAGCCAGGGCTGGAAACTGGGCGGGGCCATTAAAACCACCGAGCGCAAACTGGCTGAAGGGGTGCTGGTGCATGGTGACCAGCCCCTGATGGCCTGGTGTGTCGGCAATGCCCGGGTGGAGCCTAAAGGTAACGCCATTCTTATCACCAAACAGGCCAGTGGACGGGGAAAAATTGACCCGCTGATGGCGCTGTTCAATGCGGTCTCCCTGATGTCCCTTAACCCGGAACCGAAAAAGAAAGAATATGCGGTTTTTTTCATATAACCCTGTTCACACTGTAACCATCACGAACCGCTCCGGCGGTTTTTTTATTTTCAGGAGGCTGATGTGACTCTTAAACGGGCCTGTTCCCTGCTGACGGTGAAATCCTTCAGTGAGGATGAACGGGTGATCACCGGGATTGCGTCAACGCCTTCTCCGGATCGGGATGGTGACATCCTGGAGCCGGAGGGCGCGGAGTTTGGCAGTGCGATCCCGTTTCTCTGGCAGCATGACCATTCCCGCCCGGTGGGGCAGTGTACGGTGCGTCGGGTCAGCGAAGGGCTGGAAATCACGGCAACACTGGTGAAGCCCGTACCGGATATGCCGTCGCAACTGGCTGCCCGGCTGGATGAGGTCTGGGCGGCCATTAAGACCGGGCTGGTCAGGGGGCTGTCCGTGGGCTTCCGTCCCCATGAATACACCTTTCTGGACGGAGGCGGACTGCATTTTCTGCGCTGGGAACTGATGGAGGTGTCTGCCGTCACCGTGCCCGCGAATGCGGAATGCACCATCCGGACCATTAAATCTTACGACCGCCCGTTTTCTGCCGCGTCCGGCAACCGGAAACCGGTGGTGAAAATCGCATCTTCTGCCGGCGCTGCGGCACAGTCAACAACCGTTTTTCATAAGGAAAAGACCATAATGAATATTGGCGAACAGATTAAAAGTTTTGAAAACAAGCGTGCAGCGCTGGCAGCCTCCCTTGAGGAGGTCATGACCAAAGCCGCAGAGGAAGGGCGCACGCTGGATGTGGAGGAGGAAGAGCATTACGACAACACCGCAGCGGAAATCCGTCAGGTGGATGCGCACCTGAAGCGCCTGCGTGAACTGGAAGCCGGTAAGGCCGCCACGGCGCAGCCGGTGAAACAGGCCGGTAACGGGAATGTGGCCGCGGTGGCTTCTGCGCCGGTGATCCGTGTGGAGCAGAAACTGGATAAGGGGATTGGCTTCGCCCGCTTTGCCAAATCGCTGGCTGCGGCTAAAGGCGTCCGATCTGAAGCCCTGGAAGTGGCCCGTCGTCAGTATCCGGATGACAGTCGTCTGCATCATGTCCTGAAATCGGCAGTGGGCGCGGGGACCACCACGGATCCGCAGTGGGCAGGCAGCCTGTCTGAATATCAGGAATACGCACAGGACTTTATTGATTACCTGCGTCCGCAGACCATTATCGGGCGATTTGGTCAGGGCGGGATCCCTGCACTTCGTCAGGTGCCATTCAATATCCGTGTGCACGCCCAGGTGTCCGGCGGTGCTGCCGGCTGGGTGGGTGAGGGTAAGGCAAAACCCCTGACGAAGTTTGATTTTGAATCCATCACCTTCAGTCATGCGAAGGTGTCGGCCATTGCGGTACTGACGGAAGAATTGATCCGTTTTTCCAGTCCGGCTGCTGATGCACTGGTCCGTAATGCGCTGGCGGAAGCGGTGGTGGCGCGTCTGGATACAGACTTTGTGGACCCGAAAAAAGCCGCAGTGGCAGATGTCTCCCCGGCGTCCATCACCCATGATGTGAAGGGCACGGCATCAACCGGTAACCCGGATGCGGATGCAGAGGCTGCGTTTGGACAGTTTGTGGCAGCAAACCTGCAGCCCACCGGTGCGGTCTGGCTGATGTCCAGCACCAATGCCCTGGCACTGTCCATGCGTAAAAATGCGCTGGGTCAGAAGGAATACCCGGACATGACCCTGCTGGGTGGCTCCTTCCAGGGGCTGCCGGTGATTGTCTCCCAGTACGTGGGTGACCAGCTGGTGCTGGTGAATGCCCCGGATATTTATCTGGCGGATGACGGCGGCGTGGCAGTGGATATGTCCCGCGAGGCATCACTGGAAATGCAGTCTGAGCCGGGCGGCGACAGTACCACGCCGTCCCCGGTGGAGCTGGTTTCCATGTTCCAGACAGGCAGCGTGGCCATCCGTGCGGAGCGCTGGATCAACTGGCGTCGTCGCCGTACCGCGGCGGTGGCGGTGATCACCGGAGTGAACTACGGCAGTGCGTCCGGCGGCTGAGTCTGATAAGGAGGACGGGAGGCGTGCGCCTCCCGTAACAGGTTATGGCAAAGATCCGATATCTGCAGGGCACGCATGATGCCCGGGCCGGGGATATCCGTGATGTGGCACAGCCGTGTGCGGAGGTGCTGGTTCGCCTGGGAAAGGCGGAGTACATCACGGTGCGACGTCCGGCAGGTCAGAAAAAGAAACGTGATGCGGAGCATGGCGAATGTGGAACCTTTTACGGCGAACCCGAAAAAACCAGAAATCAGGACGTGACGTAAGAGAGGCGGGCTGGACCAGCCTGTTTCAGGCGGTGGCTGAGCCCTTTTCCGGCGCCTGGCAGCAGGGCGTGAAAGCCGATCCTGAAGCCGTCCTCTCCTTTCATGCGGTGTTTGCATGTATTTCGCTGATATCCCAGGATATCGCCAAAATGCGGCTGCGTCTTATGCAGACGGATGCGCATGGGATACGCAGGGAAACGCGCCGGGGGGATATTGCCCGCCTCTGTCGTCGTCCCAACGCCCAGCAGAACCGCATCCAGTTTTTTGAACTGTGGCTGAACGCCAAACTGCGTCACGGCAATACGGTGGTGCTGAAAATCCGTAATGCCCGGGGGCAGATCAAAGAACTGCGTATTCTGGACTGGAGCCGGGTTGAACCTCTGGTGGCGGATGACGGCGAGGTGTTCTACCGCATCACGCCGGACCGGAACTGCGGGATCACGGAGGCGGTGACGGTGCCTGCCCGGGAAGTGATCCACGACCGGTTTAACTGTTTTTTTCATCCGCTTATAGGATTGCCGCCGGTGTATGCCGCCGGGCTGGCGGCCACGCAGGGGCATCATATTCAGGAAAATTCGACGTCTTTTTTCAGAAATGGTGGCAGGCCGTCCGGGGTGATTGAGATCCCCGGCAGTATTACGGAAGAAAATGCGAAAAAACTGAAGAGCAACTGGGACAGCGGGTATACAGGCGAAAATGCGGGGAAAACGGCCATTCTGAGCAACGGGGCAAAATACAACCCCACGACGTTTTCACCTGTGGATGCGCAGACGGTGGAACAACTGAAGATGACCGCTGAAATTGTCTGTTCGGTGTTCCGTGTCCCGGCCTACAAGATTGGCGTGGGACAACCGCCTTCCAGTGACAACGTGGAGGCGCTGGAGCAGCAGTATTATTCCCAGTGCCTGCAGACGCTGATTGAGTCCATTGAACTGTTACTGGATGAGGCGCTGGAAACGGGGGAAAACGAGAGTACAGAATTTGATGTCACCACGCTGCTGAGAATGGACAGTGAGCGGCGCATGAAAACGCTGGGGGATGCGGTGAAAAATACGCTTCTCACGCCCAATGAGGCCCGTAAACGGGAGAACCTGCCGCCCCTGGCCGGCGGTGATGCACTGTATCTTCAGCAGCAGAACTACAGTCTGGAGGCGCTGTCCCGTCGTGATGCCCGTGAGGATCCGTTCTCGTCTGCCGGGAAAACAGTTTCATCACAGCTGCCTGACGGCGCATCTGACGGTAATAAGGCAATCAGTGAAACAGAGCATGATGCGGTGAAAGCGATGTTCAGGGGGGATACTGAGAAAATGACGGAACGGGAACTGTCCATTATTCGTGCACTGGGAGAAGAATTCTCCACAGTGCTGGCGGATTTACAGCGCACATTTGAGGGGAAGATGGCCTCGCAGGCACAAGCGTTTGAAGAGAAACTGACTTCCCTGTCGGCGGTATTACAGAAGCATGTGACGGTGGATGAGGTGCGTCCGGTTCTGCAGGCGATGGTGGATGACGCTGTGGGGGCCATTCCGGTACCGCGTGATGGTCGTGATTATGATCCGGATGTACTGCAGCAGGCGGTGAATGATGCGGTCGCAAATATTCCGCAGCCGGCGGACGGTAAAAGTCTCACCCCGGATGATGTGCGTCCGATGCTTGAACAGATGGTGAAGGAGGCTGTAAGCCATATCCCTGTTCTGCGTGATGGTCGTGACTACGATCCGGAAGTACTGCAGAAGGCGGTGAATGATGCGGTCGCAAATATTCCGCAGCCAGCGGACGGTAAAAGTCTCACCCCGGATGATGTGCGTCCGATGCTTGAACAGATGGTGAAGGAGGCTGTAAGCCATATCCCTGTTCCGCGCGACGGTCGTGACTATGATCCCGATGTTCTGCAGAAGGCGGTGAATGATGCGGTCGCAAATATTCCGCAGCCGGCAGACGGTAAAAGTCTCACCCCGGATGATGTGCGTCCGATGCTTGAACAGATGGTGAAGGAGGCTGTAAGCCATATCCCTGTTCTGCGTGATGGTCGTGACTACGATCCGGAAGTACTGCAGAAGGCGGTGAATGATGCGGTCGCAAATATTCCGCAGCCAGCGGACGGTAAAAGTCTCACCCCGGATGATGTGCGTCCGATGCTTGAACAGATGGTGAAGGAGGCTGTAAGCCATATCCCTGTTCTGCGTGATGGTCGTGACTACGATCCGGAAGTACTGCAGAAGGCGGTGAATGATGCGGTCGCAAATATTCCGCAGCCAGCGGACGGTAAAAGTCTCACCCCGGATGATGTGCGTCCGATGCTTGAACAGATGGTGAAGGAGGCTGTAAGCCATATCCCTGTTCCGCGCGACGGTCGTGACTATGATCCCGATGTTCTGCAGAAGGCGGTGAATGATGCGGTCGCAAATATTCCGCAGCCGGCAGACGGTAAAAGTCTCACCCCGGATGATGTGCGTCCGATGCTTGAACAGATGGTGAAGGAGGCGGTAAGCCATATTCATGTTCCGCGTGATGGTCGTGACTACGATCCGGATGTTCTGCAGAAGGCGGTTCTGGATGCGGTGAGTGCCCTGCCGGCTCCGCAGGACGGGCGTGATGCCACGGCTCTGGAAATACTCCCCGCCATTGACGATCAAAAATCCTTTCCCCGGGGCACGTATGCCACACACCAGGGCGGACTCTGGCGGGCGTATGAAAAAACGCACGGGATGCGGGGATGGGAATGCCTGGTTGACGGGGTGGCGGATATTGACGTCAGCATGACGGGTGAGCGGTTGTTCTCTGTGGTGGTCCGGCAGAGCAGTGGCCAGCGTACGGAAAAAACATTTTCCCTGCCGGTGATGCTCTACCGCGGTGTGTTCAGAGCCGGTGAAACCTACCACCCCGGCGATACGGTGACGTGGGGGGGCTCGCTGTGGCACTGCAACAGTATGACCGAAGATAAACCCGGAGAAGCTCATTCATCAGCCTGGACCCTGGCTGCAAAACGTGGGCGGGATGCAGGAGGCGGAAAATGACGGCATTACTGACACTGGAAGAGATCAAGGCACATCTGCGTGTCGACCATGACGCGGATGATGACATGCTGATGGACAAGGTTCGTCAGGCTACCGCCGTGCTGCTGGCCTACATTCAGGGCAGCCGGGATAAAGTGATCCGTGAGGACGGTGAACTGATCCCGGGCGAGGCATTAACCCGGATGAAGGGGGCTGCCATGCGACTGACCGGGATGCTGTACCGGAATCCGGATCTTGCGGAGCGGGAAGAACTGCTTCAGGGGGAGCTGCCGTTTTCTGTTTCCGTGCTGATTTACGATTTGCGTTGTCCGACGGTGTTATGAGGAGGGGGAATGGCAATATCTGCAGGTCGTCTGACACAGATGATAAGTGTTCTGAATCCGGTGTTAACCCGTAACGCTGCCGGAGAAATGACGGAAGAATGGGTGTCATGCGGGAAAATTCATGCGGATATCCGTGGCAGGAGCAGCCGGGAGCGGATGCAGTCCGGTGCGGAAATGGCGCAGGCGGAAATCCGCATCTGGGTGCGCGGTCAGTCCGGTCGGGAAATCACGGCAGCGTCACGACTTCATGTGCTGAGTGGTCCATGGCGTGACCGGATCCTGAACGTTGTCGGGCTGCCCGTGCCGGATGCGACCGGCGGGCGTCTGGAAATTCTCTGTCGGCTGGGAGGGGAAAAATGATCGAAACCCTGCTGGATTTTTCGGGGCTGGAGGACATCAGCCGCGATTTGCAGCTTCTGAGTGGTGCGGAAAATAACCGGGTGCTGCGTGAGGCAACCCGTGCGGGTGCGAATGTGCTGAAAGAAGAAGTGGTGTCACGGGCACCGGTACGCAGGGGAAAACTGCGCCGCAATGTGGTGATCCTTTCCCGGCGCTCCCGCGATGGCGGGATGGAATCCGGTGTCCATATCCGTGGTGTTAATCCGGACACCGGTAACAGCGATAACACTATGAAGGCGGATAACCCGCGCAATGCTTTCTACTGGCGGTTTGTGGAAATGGGGACTGTGAATATGCCACCGCACCCGTTTGTGCGCCCGGCGTTTGATGTGCGCAGTGAACAGGCAGCTCAGGTGGCGATTGCGCGGATGAACCGGGCCATTGATGAGGTACTGAGACGATGACGGAGGCGGATTTGTATCCTCATCTGGCGCATCTTGCCGGCGGGCAGGTGTACCCGTATGTGGTCCCCCTGCTGGATGGCAGGCCGTCGGTGGCGCTTCCGTGGGTGGTTTTCAGCCTGATTTCATCGGTGTCAGCGGACGTGATGGGCGGGCAGGCGGAGTCCTCAGTGTCGGTGCAGATAGACGTTTATGCCGGGACTGTGACGCAGGCGCGTCAGATACGTCAGGACGCCCGTGAAGCCATAATGCTGCTGGCCCCGGGATCCGTCAGTGAAATGCAGGACTATATTCCGGAAAACCGCTGTTACCGTGCAACCCTGGAGTTTCAGGTCACGGTGTGACTTTTTCTTTTTTCTACAAAACCATACCCCGCCGCGTGCGGGTTTTTTATTATCAGGAGGCAGAATGTCTGCTTTGTATGAACGCTCACAGCTGACGCAGGTGATGATTTCATCTGCCCCGGCGACTGCTGAAACTATGGATAAGGCGGAATATCTGCGCCTGGATTGCACCATCAAGGAAGTCCAGTTCACCGCCGGTCAGAAACAGGATATTGATGTGACCACGCTCTGCTCCACCGAGCAGGAGAACATCAACGGTCTGGGGGCGTCGTCTGAGATTTCCATGTCGGGTAATTTTTATCTGAATCAGGCCCAGAACGCCCTGCGTGATGCCTATGACAATGACGCGTTGTATGCGTTTAAGGTGCTGTTTCCGTCCGGTAAGGGCTTTAAGTTCCTGGCGGAAGTGCGTCAGCACACCTGGTCATCCGGTACCAACGGCGTGGTGGCAGCAACGTTTTCACTGCGTATGAAAGGCAAACCGGTGTCCTTTGTGGTACCGCTGGCGTTTGTGAAAAATCTGGATAAAACACTTACCGTGAATACAGGTGCGCTGCTGACAATGTCAGTCAGTGCCAACGGGGGAACGCCGCCGTATAAATACGCCTGGAAGAAGGATGGTCAGCCGGTTGACGGGCAGACGACAGACACCTTCAGTAAGCCAGGTGCGCAGTCCGCTGATGCGGGGAAATATACCTGCGTGGTGACCGATTCGGCAGAGAAAGCACAGAGTGTGACGTCTGTTGAATGCACCGTGACAGTGAGCGCAGCCGCCGGATAAGGGGATGGGTCATCATGAAAAAGGATCTGAAAACGCTGGCGCTGGCCAGACTGTCAGGGTTTCGTCATAAAACGGTGAAGGTGCCGGAATGGGGTAATGTCAGCGTGGTGCTGCGGGAGCCTTCGGCAGAGGCCTGGTATCTGTGGCAGGAAGTGCTCAATGGTGATGGAGAGGATGACGATCCCCTGTCGGTGGGGGCAAAACCCCGCCGTAACCTGGAAGCGGATGTGACGCTGTTCTGCGATGTCCTGTGTGATACGGATCTGCAGCGGGTGTTCGCTCCGGACGACCGTGAGCAGGTGCTGGCCGTCTATGGTCCGGTACATGCCCGGTTGCTGCGTCAGGCACTGGAACTGATCGCTGATGCAGAGTCGGCCAGAAAAAAGTAGCCCGCCCGGAAATTCGCTTTCTGATGCGACTTGCGCTCCGTCTGGGGCGCACCTTATCCGAACTGCGGCACAGCCTGAGTGTGAGCGAGGCGATGATGTGGATGGAGTTCGACAGGGTATCCCCGCTGGGTGATGAGCGCGGGGATATCCGTAATGCACAGATCGTGAAAGCGGTTTTTGGGGCACAGGGGATGAATGTTGCACTGAAGGACGCCATGCTCTGCTGGGGCGAGGATGAGGATAAGCCGGAGGTGGATCCGTTTGCGGCGCTGGAAGACGCGCTGAGCTTTGCAGCACAGTCATGAATGATGAGAACCGCTGAGGCGGTTTTTTTACGCCCGGAGAAAGGTGAATGGCGACGTTACGTGAACTGATTATCAAAATTTCGGCAAATTCGCAGTCATTCCAGTCGGAGATCCAGCGGGCTTCCCGCATGGGCAGTGAATATTACCGGACCCTGCAGAATGGCGGGCGTCAGGCTGCCGCAGTCGCCCGGGAGCAGCGACGCGCCCTGGCTGAGCTGAACAGCCAGTTGACGGAAATCCGCGCTTCAGCTGCCGGAACGGCGGGGGCATTTGCAGGTGCCTTTGCCACCGGACACCTGATTTCTCTGGCCGATGAATGGAGTTCCGTGAATGCCCGACTGAAACAGGCGTCGCAGTCATCCGATGAATTTTCGTCATCACAGAAAGTGCTGATGGATATCAGCCAGCGGACGGGCACGGCATTTTCAGATAATGCGGCCCTGTTTGCCCGCTCGGCAGCCTCAATGCGTGAATATGGTTACAGTGCTGATGATGTGCTGAAGGTGACGGAGGCCATTTCCACGGGGCTGAAAATCTCCGGTGCCAGTACGGCAGAGGCGGGCTCGGTGATCACCCAGTTCAGCCAGGCGCTGGCACAGGGTGTGTTACGCGGTGAGGAATTTAATTCGGTCAATGAAAGCGGAGACCGGATCGTACGTGCACTGGCTGCGGGTATGGGCGTGGCCCGTAAAGACCTTAAGGCGATGGCGGACGACGGCAAACTGACGGCGGATAAAGTCGTTCCTGCGTTAATCAGCCAGCTGGGGGTATTGCGTGATGAATATGCCGCCATGCCGGAAACGGTCTCTGACGGGATCACAAAGGTGGAAAACGCCTTTATGGCCTGGGTGGGTGGCGCGAATGAAGCCAGCGGAGCGACGAAAACGCTCTCCGGCGTGCTGAACGGTGTTGCCGGTAATATTGATAATGTGGCAACAGCCGCGGGGGCGCTGGTTGCCGTCGGGGTTGCCCGGTACTTTGGCAATATGGCCTCCGGAGCGGTGTCTGCCACGGCAGGACTTGTGACGGCAGCACGTAATGAAGTGGCACTGGCGGAAGCACAGCTCAGGGGGACGCAGATTGCCACGGCGCGGGCAAGGGCAGCCGTGTACCGTGCACAGCAGGCTGTGGCGGCAGCCCGCGGGACGGAGATGCAGATTGCTGCAGAAGCCCGTCTGGCGGCCACACAGGAACGCCTGAACAGAAATATTGCTGCCAGAACCGCAGCCCAGAATGCGCTGAACAGTACAACGGCGGTGGGCTCACGTCTGATGACTGGTGCGTTGGGACTGGTTGGTGGCGTACCCGGACTGGTGATGCTGGGGGCAGCAGCATGGTATACGCTGTACCAGAATCAGGAGCAGGCCAGGGAGTCAGCGCGCCAGTATGCACTGACGATAGATGAAATCGCGCATAAAACGCCGTCAATGTCTTTGCCTGAAGCCTCAGATAATGAAGGACGAACACGGGCGGCGCTGGCAGAGCAGAACCGGCTGATTGATGAACAGGCCAGCCGGGTGAAATCCCTGCAGGAAAAAATCGCTGGATATCAGTATGTTCTGGCTAACCCTGGCTGGACAACCGGTGACGGATTCATGATAAACCATCTGACATCGGTGAAGACCGTGACGGAAGGGCTTTCTCAGGCAACAGAGCAGCTTGCCGTTGAGCAGTCCCGTCTGGCACAGATGCAGGAAAAAGCGCAGTCCATTCAGGATGTGCTTGCCGGGCTGGAAGACCGTCGTGTGGCGTTAATTCGTCAGCAGGCGGCAGAGCAGAATAAGGTGTACCAGTCCATGCTGGTTATGAACGGTCAGCATACGGAATTCAACCGTCTGCTGGGGCTGGGTAATGAACTGCTTCAGCAGCGGCAGGGACTGGTGAATGTGCCGTTACGGCTGCCACAGGCCACTCTGGATGATAAACAGCAGAGTGCCCTGACAAAAACAGAGCGTGAGCTGGCCCTGTCCAGACTGAAAGGGGAAGAAAAAGAGCGTGTCCGACTGGGGTATGCGGCGGATGACCTCGGTTTTGTGGGTGAACCGTATCAGGAGGCGAGACAACGTTATATCAGTAATGCCCTGGAAGCCTGGCGCAATAACGAGGCGAATAAACCCAAATCCCGGGGTGGAAAATCAGAGACGGAAAAAGCGGAAGACAGTTTTTCCCGGCTGCTGAAGCAGCAGAAAGAGCAATTGGCACTTGCGGGGCAGAATACAGAGCTGGCGAAGCTGAAATACCAGACTGCGCAGGGCGAACTGAAAACCCTGACGGAGATGCAGAAGCAGGAACTGCTGCGCAATGCGGCCCTGATTGACCAGCAAAAAATCCGGGAGCAGTTGCGGTCCCGGGAAGAGACCCTGAAGAATGATAATGTGGCTGCGCGTGCATCAAATGAAGCGGAACTGCTGGGGTACGGGCAGGGAGAGCGGCTCCGTGAACGCATGCGGGAGTTGCAGCAGATCCGCGACAGTTTCCGCCAGAAGGATGCGGACCTTCAGTCTCAGTATCAGACCGGGGATATCAGTGAGGATTTTTACAGACAGGCTCTGGCACAGAACGCGCAGTATCTGAGTGAACGTCTGAAAGAGCAGGAAGCCTTTTATGCCGAATCGGATGTGCAGCGTGCGGACTGGCAGAAAGGGCTGCAGGAGGGATTCAGTAACTGGGTGGATAATGCGTCCGATTACGCCTCACAGGCAGCACAGCTGGCGACGGAGGGTATCTCAGGGATGGTGAATAACATCACGGAGATGCTGAACGGAAATAAAGTGGAATGGCGCAGCTGGGCCTCATCAGTGCTGCAGGAAATATCAAAAGTTCTTATGAATGCCGCGATTGTCAACGGGATCAAGACGGCGGCAAACAGTATGTCCGGAGCGGGAGGATTTATCGGCAGTATTGGTAGCTGGCTGGGCGGTGCGGTGGCCAATGCAAAAGGCGGGGTGTATACCTCGGCAAACCTGAGTGCGTACAGCAACAGTATTGTGGATACGCCCACGTACTTTGCCTTTGCAAAAGGGGCGGGACTGATGGGGGAGGCCGGTCCTGAAGCCATTATGCCCCTGACCCGGGCGGCGGATGGCTCGCTGGGTGTGCGAGCGGTGGGCAGTATGAACGGCAGTGCAGGTCTGGTGTATTCCCCGGTCTACCATATCGCCATTCAGAATGACGGGACTAATGGCCAGATAGGGCCGGAAGCTGCGGGCAGCCTTGTGCAACTGATTGACCAGCGGGTGCAGGCGGTGATGCTGTCCATGCGACGTGACGGAGGAATGCTGAGTGGCTGAGATAAAAACGCTGCATCTGGTCCCGCGTGAAGGGATGCAGGTGAGTGAGAAACCGTCGGTGGCGAGGGTACGGTTTGGTGACGGTTATGAACAGCGCCGCCCGACGGGACTTAATGCCCGACTGAAGACGTTTCAGGCGGTGTTCCGGGTGACGGATGAGGCGACCCGGCGATGGCTGGAAGAGTTTTTATCGTGGCATGGTGGTTACCGTGCCTTTTTGTGGCGACCGCCGAAACATAACCGGACGGTGAGGGTGGTATGCCGGGAGTGGAGCGTCACAGATAACGCCAGGTACAGTGATTTCAGTTGTACGATTGAGCAGGTGGTGAACTGATGCAGGATATTCACGAAGAAAGTCTGAACGAGTCGGTTAAATCAGAGCAGTCACCGCGGGTGGTACTCTGGGAAATCGACCTGACGGTACAGGGCGGTGAGCGGTATTTTTTCTGTAATGAGCTGAATGAAAAAGGGGAGCCGGTCACCTGGCAGGGGCGTAAGTATGAGGCGTACCCGATTGATGGCAGCGGCTTTGAAATGAACGGGAAAGGCAGCAGTGCCAGACCGTCGCTGACGGTGTCCAATCTGTTCGGCCTTGTCACCGGGATGGCGGAAGACCTGCAGAGTCTGGTGGGGGCCACGGTGGTCCGCCGCCGGGTGTATGCCCGTTTTCTGGATGCGGTGAATTTTGTGGCGGGCAATCCGGAAGCGGACCCGGAGCAGGAGCTGAGCGACCGCTGGGTGGTGGAGCAGATGTCGCAGCTGACAGCCATGACGGCCTCGTTTGTGCTGGCCACACCGACCGAGACGGACGGAGCGCAGTTTCCCGGTCGTATCATGCTGGCGAACACCTGTATGTGGACCTACCGCTCTGATGAGTGTGGTTACACGGGCGGGGCTGTGGCGGATGAGTTCGATAAACCCACCACGGATATCCGTAAGGACAGATGCAGCAAGTGCATGCGCGGGTGTGAACTGCGCAGGAATGTCGGCAATTTTGGCGGTTTCCTTTCCATTAATAAACTTTCGCAGTAAATCCCGGTTTATGACACAGACTGAATCAGCGATTCTGGCGCATGCCCGGCGGTGTGCGCCTGCGGAGTCGTGCGGCTTCGTGATAAGCACGCCGGAGGGGGAGCGGTATATCCCTTGTGTGAATATTTCCGCAGAGCCGGAGGCGTATTTTCGTATCGCACCGGAAGACTGGCTGCGGGCAGAGATACAGGGGGAGATTGTGGCACTGGTCCACAGTCATCCCGGTGAGCTGCCCTGGCTGAGCGAGGCTGACCGGCGGCTGCAGATAAAAAGCGCACTGCCCTGGTGGCTGGTCTGCCGGGGGGAAATTCATAAATTCTGCTGTGTGCCACATCTGACAGGACGGCGCTTTGAGCACGGGGTGACGGACTGTTACACGCTGTTCCGGGATGCATACCATCTGGCGGGAATTGATATGCCGGATTTTCATCGCGAGGATGACTGGTGGCGCAACGGCCAGAACCTGTACCTGGACAATATGGCAGTCACCGGCTTTTACCGGGTGCCCCTGTCCTCTGCACAGCCGGGCGATATCCTGCTGTGCTGCTTCGGCGCATCGGTGGCTAATCATGCCGCCATTTACTGCGGCAACGGTGAACTGCTTCACCATATTCCTGAACAACTGAGTAAACGGGAGAGGTATTCCGAAAAATGGCAACGACGAACGCATTCTGTCTGGCGTCACCGCCACTGGCACACATCTGCCTTCACGGGGATTTACAACGATTTGGCCGCCGCCTCAGCCTGTATGTGAACACGGCAGCGGAAGCCATTCGCGCCCTGTCGATGCAGATGCCGGGCTTTCGCCTTCAGATGAACGAAGGCTGGTACCAGATACGTATTGCCGGTGAAGACACGGCACCGGAGGTGGTGTACGCCCGCCTTCACGAACAGCTGGGTGAGGGAACGGTCATCCACATTGTGCCGCGACTGGCCGGGGCCGGAAAGGGTGGACTGCAGATTGTGTTGGGGGCGGCAGCCATCGTGGGCTCTTTCTTCACTGCCGGGGCATCAATGGCGTTATGGGGTTCAGCCCTGGCAGCCGGTGGTTTTTCTGCCACCACGATGCTGTTTTCACTTGGAGCCAGCATGATTCTGGGCGGTGTGGCCCAGATGCTGGCCCCGAAGGCAAAAACACCGGATTACCGCGCAACGGATAACGGCAGACAGAACACGTACTTTTCCTCGCTGGATAACATGATTGCCCAGGGGAACTCGATGCCGGTGCCTTACGGGGAAATGCTGGTTGGCTCCCGCCGTATATCCCAGGACATCAGCACCCGTGATGAAGGCGGGGGCGGAAAGGTCGTGGTTATCGGGCGACAGGGATAAAACATAAAAAAATCCCGCAGTGATCGCGGAGCTGCGGGGACAGACAAATGAAGATCAATGTGAAGGAGTTGTTTTTGTTACTCGGGCAAAAAAACACTAACGCAGTGAAATTATACGCGCCACAGTCAGTGTGTGAAAATGTGAAGATATTCAGAAATTTTATTCCGTCATGACGCAGGCACCCGGTGAGGTGCCTGTTGTTTTTGTGAGTGAACAATTATCACGGTAAGAGGTGATGTAATGGGCAAAGGTGGCGGCAAGGCGCACACACCGCGTGAGGCGAAAGACAATCTCAAATCCACGCAGATGATGAGCGTGATTGATGCGATTGGTGAGGGACCGATAGATGGCCCGGTGAAAGGCCTGCAGAGTATTCTGGTGAACAAAACCCCGCTGACGGACACGGACGGTAATCCCGTGATACACGGTGTGACCGCGGTCTGGCGTGCCGGGGAGCAGGAGCAGACACCACCGGAAGGCTTTGAGTCCTCCGGCTCTGAAACTGTACTGGGTGTCGAAGTGACCAGGGCAAAACCGGTAACACGCACCATTACGTCAGCGAACATTGACCGCCTGCGGGTGACCTTCGGGGTGCAGTCACTGGTGGAGACCACGTCAAAGGGTGACCGTAATCCGTCCTCTGTCCGTCTGCTGATTCAGTTACAGCGTAACGGTAACTGGGTGACAGAAAAGGATGTCACCATTAACGGCAAGACCACCTCACAGTTCCTGGCCTCGGTGATTCTGGATAATCTGCCTCCCCGCCCCTTTAACATCCGGATGGTCAGGGAGACGGCGGACAGCACCACGGACCAGCTGCAGAACAGAACGCTGTGGTCGTCATACACCGAAATCATCGATGTGAAACAGTGCTACCCGAACACGGCCATTGTGGGGATGCAGGTGGATGCGGAGCAGTTTGGTGGTCAGCAGATGACGGTGAACTACCATATCCGCGGTCGCATCATCCAGGTGCCGTCAAACTATGACCCGGAAAAACGCACGTACAGTGGTATCTGGGACGGCAGTCTGAAACCGGCATACAGCAACAATCCGGCCTGGTGTCTGTGGGACATGCTGACTCACCCGCGCTACGGCATGGGAAAACGTCTGGGGGCGGCGGATGTGGACAAGTGGGCGCTGTATGCCATCGGGCAGTACTGCGACCAGATGGTGCCGGATGGCTTCGGGGGCACCGAGCCGCGGATGACCTTCAATGCGTACCTGGCACAACAGCGTAAGGCGTGGGATGTTCTCAGTGATTTCTGCTCGGCGATGCGCTGTATGCCGGTATGGAACGGCCAGATGCTGACGTTTGTTCAGGACCGCCTGTCGGATGTGGTGTGGCCGTACACCAACAGCGATGTGGTGGTGGATGATAACGGCGTGGGGTTCCGCTACAGCTTCAGTGCCCTGAAGGACCGGCACACGGCGGTGGAGGTGAATTACACCGACCCGCAGAACGGCTGGCAGACCTCCACGGAACTGGTGGAAGACCCGGAAGCCATACTGCGCTACGGGCGCAATCTGCTGAAGATGGACGCGTTCGGCTGTACCAGCCGCGGTCAGGCCCACCGTGCCGGACTGTGGGTGATAAAGACCGAACTGCTGGAAACGCAGACGGTGGATTTCACGCTCGGGTCTCAGGGGCTGCGGCACACACCCGGTGACATTATTGAAATCTGTGATAATGACTATGCCGGGACCCTGACCGGCGGACGTGTCCTGTCCATTGATGCTGCCACCCGCACCCTGACGCTGGACCGTGAGGTTACCCTGCCGGAGACCGGTGCCGCCACGGTGAACCTGATTAACGGCAGCGGTAAGCCGGTGAGTGTGGACATCACCGAACACCCCGCGCCGGACCGGATACAGGTCAGTACCCTGCCTGATGGTGTGGAGACATACGGGGTGTGGGGACTCTCCCTGCCGTCACTGCGCCGTCGCCTGTTCCGCTGTGTCTCCATCCGGGAAAACACGGACGGCACCTTTGCCATCACGGCGGTGCAGCACGTACCGGAAAAAGAAGCCATCGTGGATAACGGTGCCCGCTTTGAGCCGCAGTCAGGTTCCCTGAACAGCGTCATCCCACCGGCAGTGCAGCACCTGACGGTGGAGGTGAGCGCAGCTGACGGCCAGTATCTGGCGCAGGCGAAATGGGACACGCCGCGGGTGGTGAAGGGTGTGCGCTTCAGTCTGCGCCTGACCAGTGGTAAGGGAACGGATGCCAGACTGGTGACCACCGCCATCACCGCAGACACGGAGCACCGTTTCAGCGGCCTGCCGCTCGGGGAATACACCCTGACGGTGCGGGCGATAAACAGCTATGGCCAGCAGGGTGAACCTGCCACCACCACCTTCCGGATTGCCGCACCGGCAGCACCGTCGCGGATTGAGCTGACGCCGGGCTATTTTCAGATAACCGCCACGCCGCATCTTGCCGTTTATGACCCGACGGTACAGTTTGAGTTCTGGTTCTCGGAAAAGCGGATTGCGGATATCAGGCAGGTTGAAACCGCAGCCCGCTATCTTGGCTCGGCGCTGTACTGGATAGCTGCCAGTATCAATATCAAACCGGGCCATGATTATTATTTTTATATCCGCAGTGTGAATACTGTTGGCAAATCGGCATTTGTGGAGGCTGTTGGCCAGCCGAGTGATGATGCATCCGGCTATCTGGATTTTTTCAAAGGAGAGATAGGGAAAACCCATCTGGCTCAGGAGTTGTGGACACAGATTGATAACGGTCAGCTTGCGCCTGATCTGGCTGAAATCAGGACGTCCATTACGAATGTCAGCAATGAAATCACGCAGACCGTCAATAAAAAACTGGAAAATCAGAGTGCGGCAATCCAGCAGATACAGAAAGTTCAGGTTGATACAAATAATAACCTGAACAGCATGTGGGCCGTGAAACTGCAGCAGATGAAGGACGGACGCCTTTATATTGCGGGTATCGGAGCCGGTATTGAGAATACGCCAGCAGGTATGCAGAGTCAGGTGCTTCTGGCTGCTGACCGGATTGCGATGATTAATCCTGCGAATGGCAACACAAAGCCGATGTTTGTTGGTCAGGGCGATCAGATATTCATGAACGAAGTGTTCCTGAAATACCTGACGGCTCCCACCATTACCAGCGGCGGTAATCCTCCGGCATTTTCCCTGACACCGGACGGGCGGCTGACGGCGAAAAATGCCGATATCAGCGGTAACGTGAATGCGAACTCCGGGACGCTCAACAACGTCACGATTAACGAAAACTGTCGGGTTCTGGGAAAACTGTCCGCCAACCAGATTGAAGGCGATCTCGTTAAAACAGTGGGCAAAGCTTTCCCCCGGGACTCCCGTGCACCGGAGCGGTGGCCATCAGGGACCATTACCGTCAGGGTTTATGACGATCAGCCGTTTGACCGGCAGATTGTTATTCCGGCGGTGGCATTCAGCGGCGCTAAACATGAGAAAGAGCATACTGATATTTACTCCTCATGCCGTCTGATAGTGCGGAAAAACGGTGCTGAAATTTATAACCGTACCGCGCTGGATAATACGCTGATTTACAGTGGTGTTATTGATATGCCTGCCGGTCACGGTCACATGACACTGGAGTTTTCGGTGTCAGCATGGCTGGTGAATAACTGGTATCCCACAGCAAGTATCAGCGATTTGCTGGTTGTGGTGATGAAGAAAGCCACCGCAGGCATCAGTATCAGCTGAATTTTATAACCCATATACGGGCGCCAGAAATGGCGCCTTTTTTATTGCAGAAAAGCGAGAGGTAATTATGCGTAAAGTTTGTGCAGCCATTTTGTCCGCAGCCATCTGTCTGTCCGTATCCGGTGCGCCTGCATGGGCGTCTGAACATCAGTCCACACTGAGCGCGGGGTATCTTCATGCCCGTACGAACGCTCCCGGCAGCGATAATCTGAACGGGATTAACGTGAAATACCGTTATGAGTTTACGGACGCGCTGGGGCTGATTACGTCCTTCAGTTATGCCAATGCTGAGGATGAGCAAAAAACGCACTACAGCGATACCCGCTGGCATGAAGATTCCGTGCGTAACCGCTGGTTCAGCGTGATGGCGGGGCCGTCTGTGCGCGTGAATGAATGGTTCAGCGCGTATGTGATGGCGGGTATGGCTTACAGCCGTGTGTCGACTTTCTCCGGGGATTATCTCCGCGTAACTGACAACAAGGGGAAAACGCACGACGTGCTGACCGGAAGTGATGACGGTCGCCACAGCAACACGTCTCTGGCGTGGGGAGCTGGCGTGCAGTTTAACCCGACCGAATCCGTGGCCATTGATATTGCTTATGAAGGCTCCGGCAGTGGCGACTGGCGAACGGATGCATTTATTGTTGGTATCGGATACCGTTTCTGACAACAGACGCCGATTTATCTTCTGTAAATATTGTTATGATACGCAGGTTCATCCACCTTATGGGGTGAACTGCGTTTGAGGAAACGTAAAGTTACACTGTCCTGAAGCCCGTGGCGTCACTGCTGCGGGCTTTTTTTATTGGTGGAAAAGTATGACAGTAAAAATTTCTGGCGTGCTTAAAGATGGCACAGGAAAACCAGTACAGAACTGCACCATTGTGCTGAAGGCCAGACGAACCAGCAGCACGGTGGTGGTGAACACGGTGGCCTCTGAAAATCCGGATGAAGCCGGACGTTACAGCATGGATGTTGAGCATGGTCAGTACAGCGTCACCCTGCTGGTTGAAGGTTTTCCGCCTTCACATGCCGGGACCATTACCGTCTATGAAGGTTCCAGACCAGGTACGCTGAATGATTTTCTCGGTGCCATGACGGAGGATGATGTCCGACCGGAGGCACTGCGCCGCTTTGAGCAGATGGTGGAAGAGGTGTCACGTAACGCCTCCGCGGTTGCACAGAACACGGCAGCCGCGAAGAAGTCAGCCAGCGATGCCGGCACATCAGCACGTGAGGCGGCAACCCATGCGACTGATGCTGCAGGCTCAGCACGCGCAGCCAGCACGTCAGCCGGACAGGCCGCGTCGTCGGCTCAGTCAGCATCTTCCAGCGCAGGAACGGCATCAACAAAGGCCAGTGAAGCATCGAAAAGTGCTGCTGCTGCAGAGTCCTCAAAAAGCGCGGCAGCTACCAGTGCCGCTGCGGCGAAAACGTCAGAAACGAATGCGGCAGCGTCACAACAATCAGCAGCCACTTCTGCATCCGCCGCGACCACGAAGGCGTCAGAAGCTGCCACCTCGGCACGGGGTGCGGCGGCCTCAAAAGAGGCAGCGAAATCTTCAGAAACGAATGCATCATCAAGTGCCAGTAGTGCAACTTCCTCGGCAACGGCGGCAGGAAATTCCGCGAAGGCGGCAAAAACGTCCGAGACGAACGCTAAGTCTTCTGAAACAGCAGCGGGACAGAGCGCCTCAGCTGCGGCAGGTTCAAAAACAGCGGCTGCATTATCTGCCAGTGCCGCGTCAACAAGTGCCGGGCAGGCCTCAGCCAGTGCCACCGCTGCCGGAAAGTCGGCAGAAAGTGCCGCCTCGTCTGCTTCAACAGCCACAACGAAGGCTGGCGAAGCCACTGAACAGGCCAGTGCAGCAGCGAGGTCTGCTTCCGCAGCGAAGACATCCGAGACGAACGCGAAAGCGTCGGAAACCAGCGCAGAATCCTCAAAAACGGCTGCCGCATCGTCCGCTAGTTCGGCGGCGTCATCGGCATCATCGGCGTCAGCTTCAAAAGATGAGGCGACCAGACAGGCGTCAGCAGCGAAGGGCAGCGCCACGACAGCATCCACGAAGGCGACAGAGGCAACTGGCAGTGCGACGGCGGCAGCACAGAGCAAAAGTACGGCGGAATCCGCGGCAACGCGCGCCGAGACAGCGGCAAAACGGGCAGAGGATATTGCATCCGCCGTGGCGCTTGAGGATGCAAGTACGACGAAAAAGGGGATAGTACAGCTCAGCAGTGCAACCAACAGCACATCTGAAACGCTTGCCGCGACACCGAAGGCAGTTAAAGCAGCGAATGACAATGCGAATGGCAGGGTACCATCTAACCGAAAAGTTAACGGGAAAGCACTGACTGCGGATATAACATTAACACCGAAAGATATTGGCACTTTAAATTCAGTAACGATCTCTTTCTCTGGCGGGGCAGGGTGGTTCAAACTGGCAACGGTTACCATGCCACAAGCGAGTTCCATCGTTTACATCGCATTGATTGGTGGCGCTGGTTACAACGTCGGCTCCCCACAGCAGGCAGGCATTTCAGAACTGGTTCTACGAGCAGGCAATGGAAAGCCCAAAGGGATTACCGGAGCTTTGTGGAAGCGTACAGCCGTCGGATTAACGAATTTCGCCTGGATCAACACATCCGGCGATACATATGATATTTACGTTGAGATTGGCAATTATGCGACGAGTGTAAATATCCATTGGGATTGTACTACAAATGCGTCAGTTTCTATTTATACCTCGCCAACATATTCAGCGAGTAAGCCTTCCAGCGTTACCGGTGGTGTTGTTTATACGATGTATAGCTCACATCAGAAACCTACACCATCAGATATTGGAGCGCTGCCAACGACTGGAGGGACTATTTCAGGTCCGTTGTCTGTTACTGATGGGATCACCGGGGCACTGAAGGGGAACGCCGATACCGCGACGAAACTTGCGGCAGTCCCAAAAATTAACGGTGTTAAGTTTGATGGCTCGGCGGATATTAACCTCACGCCGGAAAATATTGGTGCATTTGCCCGACGTTCGACGGGGGCTTATGCGGATTCGGATGGAGCCGTTCCCTGGAATGCCGAATCAGGCGCTTACAATGTCACCCGCTCTGGCGACAGCTATATTCTGGTTAACTTCTATACCGGAGTCGGAAGTTGCCGGACCCTGCAGATGAAGGCGCATTACAGAAATCGTGGTCTGTTCTACCGTTCTTCAAGAGACGGTTATGGTTTTGAGGAAGACTGGGCAGAAGTTTATACCTCGAAAAATCTTCCACCAGAAAGCTACCCAGTCGGCGCACCAATCCCGTGGCCATCAGATACCGTTCCGTCTGGTTATGCCCTGATGCAGGGGCAGACTTTTGACAAATCTGCTTACCCGAAACTTGCAGCTGCTTATCCGTCAGGCGTGATCCCTGATATGCGTGGCTGGACGATTAAGGGCAACCCTGCCAGTGGTCGAGCCGTATTATCTCAGGAACAGGACGGCATTAAATCGCACACCCACAGCGCCAGTGCATCCAGTACGGATTTGGGGACGAAAACCACGTCGTCGTTTGATTATGGTACTAAGTCTTCAAATGCCACTGGTGACCATAACCACAGCCGAGGCACTATGGAAATTACCGGTACTCTCGGTTACTTCAGAAGTGATAGCGGTAATTTCTATACAGCAAGTGGAGCATTTACACTGGGTGGCTCTGCGCCAGCCCATGGATTTACGGGCTCTCAATTTACTTATGGTGTTCCTGTAAACTTTAACGCTTCCAGAACCTGGTCTGGTGCCACAAGCACTACAGGTAACCATGCGCACTCTGTTCCAATTGGTGCTCATGCGCACTCCGTTGCGATTGGTTCACATGGACACACCATCACCGTTAACGCTGCTGGTAACGCGGAAAACACCGTCAAAAACATCGCATTTAACTATATTGTGAGGCTTGCATAATGGCATTCAGAATGAGTGAACAAGCACGGACCATAAAAATTTATAATCTGCTGGCCGGAACTAATGAATTTATTGGTGAAGGTGACGCATATATTCCGCCTCATACAGGTCTGCCAGCAAACAGTACCGATATTG